CCAAAACGGTGGTCCAGCGGGGATCGACTCCGGCCCTGATGTTCGTCAGGTTGTAAAATCCAGCCGCACCAGGCGGGGAGTTAGAAGCGCTAGCTGAACTTCTGAACTCAGTATTTGAAACGCTATGCAGGTTCGTTGAGGAAGGCGCCACGCTCAGCAGTCCGCCGGCGCCGACCGCCATCACCTGCCCTGCTGCAACACCCACCGTCTTCGTCGCAGCGTCACCCAGCTGCAGGGCGTTTCGCGCTGCCGCCACCGTGGTGGCTCCGGTACCGCCCTTTGCGAGTGGCAAGGCCGCTGGCAAGGTGGTTCCGCCAGCAACTCCCGTCAACCAGTCGTATAGCTCGTTGAAGTTAGCGATCGCCTTAAGCCAGGCGCTGCGGCGATCATCACCGCCGGCACCCGCCGGGGCGGTCCCGAGATTAATATTTTGTTTGGACATGTGCACCTGACTCAGTTGAAGGGGAATGGAAGCCCGGAAGTTCGAACGACCAGCGCGGTCGGGAAGCGATCAACAGGTATTTGCCTCCAGTAGTTATAAGGAGCACCACCTGTAGGCGATTGAGTTGTGACAGCGGCGATGGTGAACATGAAGCGCACGCCCCCAACATAACCAAAGGCGCCTTCCTGACATCCATATTCATAGCCGCCTAAGCCAGAGTTCGACCCATTGCACCCTGCGCTTCTCGTAAAGTTGATACATGCTGCCAGCTCTCCGCCACCCAAGGGCACATCAACATATGACTTCATCACTGGGCGGCCGGGGTTGCTTATTGAGTTGTAGCCGCCAGCGTATGCCGTGTATCGATAGTCGCTACCTGATACGACCGGAGGACCAGGGTCAGGCGCCCTGACTGAGGCAATCACGTTGAGGGGTGGCTGGGACGAGTTGAATGACAGCCCACCGTCAGATTCCCTAAAGCATTTCATGCCGGTTATCGGACCGGTATCGCTCATTAGGTCAAATACAAAGCACTTCGTGCTTGCTGAGGCTCCAACAAACAACAGGGTCTTGACGCCGTTCTCCAGCATTTCGCCGCATGGGCTGCCGTCTCCCACCAAGAACGCCATTGGCGAACTCCAACCGCTAAGCGAGATTCCGTAGATCGGCTCTATCGCCGCACTCTCAGCCCAGTTGGCGCCGTTATTGGGGTCCAATTGGGCTGACCTCAGATATTTCATCGGCCAGTAGGCGATCAGCTGCAGGTAGCCGCTTTTTTTCAAGCCATAGCAAATCCTCTCGGTATCAAACAGTAGAGTCTGATCCTGCTCCCTGTACGCAACAAACTTGCCTGCCATCAGTAGTACCCGTAATAGATCCTGCAGTTAGCCGCGAAGTAGCCCCATCCGTTTGTATTGAAGGCATAAACCCAACTCATGGTGTTATCGGTGATAGTCACCCCCGGCTTCTTGCCCCGCTCCCTGTTCAAATCGACCAACGCCACGATCATATAAAACCGCGACTTTCCCGGCGGCAGGCTTGGGAGCGTTGCACCCCCATTCGCGCCATTGGTATCGACACTACCCATGGTCTGGCTGATGAACACTGTCATGTCAGTCATGACAGTGCCATCTTCCTTGAACGCCAGAAAGCCTGTGCTCATATGCCGATACCCATCTTGGTTGCTGGGTTACCACTCGCGTAGTAGGTATTGACTTGGCCGTTGGTAATGAGGGTTGAGCCATCCGCGCTTTGACCTCGCAGAATGAACGTGCCAGCCTTGAAGTTGATTTCAAGGAGAGGCAGGCCCTGCGCATTCAGCGTCTCCGACCTGATCGTCATGCCGGCCACGATCTCCTGGATGAACGCCGTGTTGATCACCGCCTGATTAATGAATACCTGGCCGTTCTGCACAACGAACGGGAGGACCATGTCGCCACTCACGCCATCGACAATCGCCAGGCGCTGGGCCATCAGCAGGATCTCGCCCTCCTCCCCATTGCTGCCCTGCACGATGCCAGTGGCCACCCGTCGACCGTTGGCGTTGGTCTCGGTTTTCCACGAGGAAATAGCCGAGACCTTGCCGTCGACGCCGGCGACCGTTTCGCTGATGGTCTGCACCGAAGCATTCACCTCGCCGTACTGGGCCTGCACCGTGTCGACGCGCTTGCCGGTAGCGATGAATTCGTCCGTGCGCGCCGATTGCTCGGTCCACACGCCGACCATGCTGCCCTGTTGGCCAGCCATGCCAGACGAATCGCCCTCCATCTCCGGATTGACCTGAACGTAGATCCCGTCCAGCCGGTTGGCTTGCGCGGTGATGGCCGTACCCTGCTGCTCCACGGTCGTGGCCATCTGGCTGATCGCGGTTGCCTGCCCACCAACAGCGTGAGCAGACGAGCCGGACACGAATGGCGAAGGCACGTTGCCCTCGCCGATCCGCTTCTCGATCATGACCGAGTCGACCACGACCGAGCCGCTAGCCGCCGAATGCCGATTTGGATACAGCAGCAGCGATACTCGAGCGCTGTCGGTGACAGTGATCGGGAACGTGACGCGCGTGCGTGCAGTGGTGTACGCGATGTTGGCCGATGATCGCGACGGGCCGTTGTACAGGTTGGTCATGGCCAGTCCTGCGGCGCTCCCCTGAATGTACATTGACACCAGATACACGCCGGGTTCGATCCGCACGTTCCAGTGAGGCGCGGTGTTGGTCTGCGAGAAGACGAAATAGGCCGATGCGTTAGCCGTGGTGAAGGCCAGCGAGTAACCAAAGCCCGAGTCAGCAGCTGCCACTGCAACACCCTCGCGCGTCACCGCATTGCCGCTGACCGCCGGCAAGGTGGTCGACGTCAGCCAGCTGTAGGTGTCCTCCAGCAGGTTCGTGCCGGCGCCACCAATGCCGCTGATGGCGCTCTGCAGCTGGGTGACTGCCATACCCTGAACGGACAGGCCAGCCTCCGTCTGGGTGACACGACCATCAAGAGCCGATGTAGCGATTGCGTTGCCGATGTCGGCCAGCGTCACTCTGGTGGCCGTCATGTTGCACCACAGCGCCCGACCCGTGCCGTCAGCAGGCTGGATGCGGGTCACGAACCGTGCGGCCACAGCCCCTGCCGGCGCTGTAATACGCCCACTGTAGTTCTGGAACCCGGAACCGCCCGCCGCCACGATGAAGGCGTTGAAGTAGCCCAGGTTGACGTTGTCCTTGTCGTAGAACTGCATCTGCAGGTTGGCCGTCTGCCCGGCCGTCATGTATTGACGGCACACGTCGGCGGACAGGTCGAACTGCTGGCCCGCGCTGGTCAGTACCGAGTTGGCGACCCCGCAGAAGCTGTTGGCAACGAAGGCAATCGCCTTGCCCGCCGAGGTGCCTGGGACGGTTATTGCTTCCACTGACACAGCACCCGTCCATGGATCGGCGATGCCGTCCTCGAACGAGCCGCGGCGCAGCAGGTTGTCGAGCTGCTGCCCCACTGTCGCCTGGACGCTGGTGATCGCCGCGCCCTGAGCAGTGATTGCCGCCCCCTGCTGGGTGACGGTATTGCTCAGCGAGCTGACGGTTGTAGCATCAGCCTTGCCCGCCAGGCTCGACTGGACGCCATCAATGCGCAGAGCCTGAGCCGTCAGCTTCCCATCCTGCTCAGTAACCTTGGTCTCGACCATGCTCACCCGCGCGGCCAGTCCGTCAGCCGTGCGCACTGCCTGGCCGACATCGGTCCAGTAGGGGGTGTTCGGCGGCGGGGTGTTGACCGGTACCGCCTTCTTGGCTTGGTACAGCTTGCCGTCTTCGCCCAGCACGCCCTGGTCAATCGCGTAGGTCTGGTCTGGCTTGTACGGCATAGAGTCAGCCAGGTCTGCGATGCTGTCGATCTGCTCCTGCAACTGATCGTTGATCGCCTGGAGCCGGTTGTTCACCGATCCGGGCATGGTGGGCGGACCGGAGATCAGTTCGATATCTTTGCGCAGTTCGGGATAAAGCGCGCCGTTGCCGATCTTGTCCTTGAAGTACTCCTCATATTCCGACTGGTTGCTGCTGGACGCCCCCGGCACGCCCGCGACGGCGGGATACCACGGCCCGATGTTGCCAGAGCGGTCGACCAGGCGCGCCCAGAAGAAGAACTGCAGGCCGGCGGCGCCGAGCTGCAGAACATGGTCCTTCTGCGGATAGGCGAAGTCGGCCAGCTTTGTCGCGTCCTGCCGGTTGTTGGTCTTGCCGTACCAGATTTCGGTGCGCTGGGTGTCCTCGGCGCCAGCAGGGAAACCCCATGCCAAGCCGATGGCATAGACAAGCGGCGTGGCCACGAGGTGGGTCACCGCCGGAGGTGCACCTTCCTTCCCATTCAGCTGGGTAAGTACCGAGTCGCGCCAGATCGACGTGATATCGAACGCACTCGCAGCCCGAACTCGCGCCAGGTACGCGCCGGCGTAGATGCCGGTGATATCGACAGATGTCGTCCCTACGCGCTGCACGCGGATCCAGTTGCCGTTGTCCTTGCGCCACTCAACGTCATAGGCGACCGCGCCCTCAACAGCCGGCCACTCGATCGTCATGGTGCTGACCGCAATGCCTTGGTCTACTGCATAGCCTGAGGTCAGGGTGACGCTGGCCGGCGCCGGCACCGTAGTGATCGGGATTACGCTGATCAGGCGCTCTTCCAGCTTGGCGCCGTTGTCGATCGCTGCAAACTTGCTCGGGTTGAACTCCAGCGCTGTGAACTCGTATTCGCCTTCGGTCGTGCGCTTGCGCTTGAGCACGCGGAACAGCTGCACGGCCAGGTCGCTGTAATCGATCGCCCACTGCAACTGCGGCTCGGGCTGCAGAGTGTATGCCGTGGTCACCGTCACGGCGCGGCCAGCGACAGATTGCACAGTCCGCGCCTGGGCGGTGCCATTCGGCAAGTTGACGATCAGTCGGTCGCCCGCCTTCACTGGCGTGTCACGATCCAGCGTCACGGTACGGCCCGCGACGGCAGAGATACGCCCGCCGTTCGGCCTGCCGGCGACCAGCTCGTCGGCCACCGGAATGACAAAGCCCGGCAACACGTTCGCCCCTTCCATGCCGGTCTTGAAGGAAACGGTTCTGTCCTGATTGTTGCTCAGCAGCGCCCACTTACCGCGGCGCTGAGCCTCGCTTGCCCGAGTGCAGCCGATGGCTGAGATCTCAATTGGCCGATCCCGGTACCGGCGCTGCAATGCGTTGTCGGTCACCGGAATGACGTCGGTGTCGTAGTTGTTGGCCGGGTTGTCGTAGCTGATCAGCGCTCGGCTGTAGTGCGTGTCGCGCCCGGCGCCGCCGTAAACGAAGTCGCCGTCAATGACGTTGGAGCGGGTGAAGGTGTAGTCGATGTCCTGCGCGCGCGGCATATCCGCCTGCATATACAGCGAGCCCTGCGCCCAGTACACCATCCCGCGATAGATTGCGGACAGGTCGCGCAGCAGCGTCCAGGCCTCGGCCTTGCCCTGCAGGTTCAGGTCGCACAGATAGCGCGGCTCCATGCCGCCCACGCCGTTCGACACCAGCTGATCGCAGTACTGTCCGATCCGGTACATCTCCCACTTGTCGACCATCCATGACTGGATGCGCTTGCCCAGCCCGAAGCGATCGTTGACGCACAAGCCGTAGGTGGCCCAAACCGGATTGTTGGTCCAGGCCAGCTTGAAGGTGCCATCCCAAACACCGGTGTAGGTCCGGGTCACTGGATCGTAATTGCTCGGCACCGGCCAGCGCTGGCCATTGCAGTTGACGGTCACAGCCGGGATGTTCTGGAACTGCTCGGCATCGAACTCGATGTACAGCAGCGCGGTATTGGGATAGCGGATCTTCTGATCGATGATCTCGGTGTAGCCCGCGATGGTCATCGTGTCGGCGATCAGGCCGTCGTTAGCATTAGGCGTGATCCGGCGCACCCGAAAGGACCACCCTGCAGTGGCCGGCGGGAGGGTCACAGGCTCGGAGCGTTGATAGCCACTCGTGGTCTTGCCATCTACTGCGCCGCGCAGGGACTCGACAAACGCACCGCCATCAGTGGCGATATCAATCGCGTACTCGATGCGGTAGCCGTTTGTGTCTCCGCTGCTCTTGTCTTGCTTTGCCAAGCGCGGCCAGGCGAATCGCAGACGCAGCCTGGAAAGCTGGGTGTTGCTCAGCGCTCTCGTGAAAGGGTTATCGCTGCGCAGCTCGACGTTGACCGTGGTCTCGTTCTCGATCGACGGGATACCTTTGATGTACTCCTGCTCGACACTGCCTGGCCGCCACTCCCATTTCACGCCCGGAAAGTTGAGGTTGCCGCTGGCGTCCATGATCGGCGTGTTGTCGAGGTAGATGTCCCGCGCGGTCGGCGTCCCATCGAACTCCCCCTCGCCCACCGCCAGCAGTATCTTGGCAATGTTGGTCGAGCGCAGGCTGTCCGGCGCCTCTACCGGGGTTTTCGGCTTCTTCTCGCCACCTTTTTCCCCGGCAATCACCAGGTGAGCTGCTGCGCCCATGCTTTCCTCCAGGCGTAAAAAAACCGCTCGAGGCGGCTGATGTTGTTTCTTGCGGGCTGCTACGCCTTGTCTTGGGCGTAGATCGAGGCAGAGATGATCGCCCCGCCCCAGCGCCGCCTGCCGATGCAGATCGGTACTGGGTTGCCGCTGGCCGTGGTGTTCTTGGCAGAGCCGAAAGCGTAGGACGGCATGTTCGCGGGACTGCCGCTTTGGGAAAGGCCTTTGGCTTGGGGGCTGAGCATTTGAATGACACCACCTGCCACGAGCCCTATGCCAGCACCAATAAGCGGCGCACCAAACGGAGTGGCGGAAAGGAACAGGCCCGCAACAATCATCACTGCGCCCAGTATCGTTTGGATGATTCCGCCACGCTTGCTCCCGCCAATCACTGGCACAATGCGAATTTCGCGGGCTCCCCCTCTTGATAGATCACTCTCGCCGACGTTCCTCTTGTTGCGAAAAATAGCAAACCGCATGCCCAGGCCGCTGAGCCGTTTAATTTCCTCCTCGAACCCTGGCACGGTCGCTTTCAGGGCGCGGAAAACCTCCAGCACGCTTACCTCATCGAGCAAGCGGC